GCCATTTTTTTATCACCGCGAAAATCGGGTTGATTTTTGGAGAAAGGCCGGATGCGAGGTCGAAAGCCTAAGCCGACCCACTTGAAGCTCGTGACCGGCAATCCCGGCAAGCGGCCGCTTAACCAGAACGAGCCTCAGCCGGCGCGGAAGCTGCCGAGCCCGCCGCCGGTGCTTTATCCCGAAGCAAAGCGCGAATGGAACCGCGTCGCCAAGGAATTGCATAGCCTCGGGCTGTTGACGCGCCTCGATCGCGCCGCGCTGGCTGCTTACTGCCAATCCTATGGGCGTTGGGTAATCGCCGAGCGTGCGATTGCAGAGATGGCGAAAGCCGATCCGCTGACTCATGGGTTGATCAAGCCAACCAAAGGCGGCGGCGTCCCGAACGCGATGGTTCGGACTGCCAGCCACGCGATGACGGAGATGGTGCGTTATGCCGGTGAATTTGGGATGACGCCATCCGCGCGCAGCAGGTTGAGCAGCGCACCGGGCGGCGATAAGACCAACATCTTTTCCGAGTTCGGCTGATGGCGCGCGGCCGGGCGATGGAGCACCCCCATGTTGCTCTCGCCGAGGCCTATGCCGCCGATGTTCGCTCGGGCCGCCGCCCTGCCTGCCAATGGGAACGGCGCGCCTGTGAGCGCTGGACCCGCGACCGCGAGGCCGAGGCCGACGGTCCGTACCGCTTCGAGCCGCTGACGGCCGAGCGGGTGTGCCGGTTTATCGAGCGGTTGCCGCACACCAAAGGCGCCTGGGCGGCGCGGCGCGAGACGATCCGGCTCGAGGGCTGGCAATGCTTCGTGCTGGTCAACGCTTACGGCTGGCTGCGCAAGTCGGATGACAAGCGGCGCTTCCGCGAGGTGGTGACGATCGTTCCGCGGAAGAACGGCAAGAGCATCCTGTCGGCCGGCGTCGGGCTGTACATGCTGTGCGCCGATGGCGAGCACGGGGCGGAAATATACTCGGGAGCCGGCACCGAGAAACAGGCGTGGGAAGTATTCCGGCCAGCGCGGCAGATGGCCGAAGGGCGACCGGACCTGCGCCAGCATTTCGGGATTGCGGTCAATTCGTCGAACATCAACATCGTCGGCAACGGGTCGCGGTTCGAGCCGATGATCGGCAAGCCGGGCGACGGCGCGATGCCGAGCTGCGCGATCATCGACGAGTACCACGAGCACGACAGCGCCGATCAATACGACACGATGCTGACCGGCCAAGGCGCCCGCGAGCAGCCGCTGATGTGGGTGATCTCGACCGCGGGCGACAACCTGGCGGGCCCGTGCTTCGACAAGATTTTGACATGCCGGAAGATCCTCGAAGGCGTCATCGAGGACGACGAGAAGTTTTTCATCGAGTACACGGTCGATCCCGAGGACGATTGGACCGATCCCGCGGCGATCGCCAAGGCGAACCCGAACCTCGATGTGTCGGTGTCGGCCGAGTTCCTGCTGGCCCGCCAGCGGGAAGCAGTGCGCAACACTCGCGAGCAGGGCCGGTTCAAGACCAAGCACCTGAACCTTTGGGTCAACGCCCGCGCGGCCTACTTCAACATGCAGAGTTGGACGGCCTGCCGTAACCCGGAGCTGCGGCTCGAGGACTTCGAGGGGCAGCGCTGCAAGATCGCGCTGGATTTGGCCTCGAAGCAGGACATCGCCGCGATGCAGATCCTGTTCGACCTCGGCGACGGCTCTTTCGCGACGTTCGGGCGGTACTACCTGCCCGAGGACGTGGTCGAGGAGCCGGGCAAGGACCATTACCGCGGCTGGGCGCTGGCCGATCCGCCAAAGCTGATCCTGACGCAAGGCAATATGATCGACTTCGGGCGGATTGAGGAAGACCTCGACGACATCAGGCGGAAGTACACCGTCGAGGAGATCACCTTCGATCCGGCGCAGGCGACGATGCTGATGACCCGGCTGATGGCGAAGGGCGCCAACGTCTCGGAGTTTCAGCAGACCGCCGCCAATTTCACCGAGCCGATGAAGCAAGTGGCGGCGCTGATCGACGCCGGCCGCCTCAAGCACAATTGCGACGCCAACGACCCGATGACTTGGATGATGTCCAACGTCACCGCGCGGCTCGACGGCAAGGACCAGGTCTTCCCGCGCAAGGAACGGCCCGAGAACAAGATCGACGGGCCCGTGGCGCTGATCATGACCATGCGGCTGGCGATGATCGAAGTGCCGCCGATCAACATCGCGACGCTGATCGCCTAAACCCAATAGGTGCTGACATATGCCTGTGCTTGCCGTAGTCATTCCCGATCAAGGCACAATATCCGAGACAGTCGATCTCACGGGAGTTACCGCGGTCGTCGGCCTTATCATGCCGAATGACTGGACCGCGGCGGTGGTGACCGTGCAGGGGTCGGCGGATGGTGCTTTCTTTCATGATCTGATCGACGGCTTCACCGGGAATGCACTTAGTTTCAACGTCCGGCCGGATTCGATGGGTATGATCAATCCCAACCGGCTGCGCAGTTGTGCAGCTATAAAATTGCGCTCCGGCACTCGGGACAATCCGGTGGTGCAGCAAGCGCTGCGCGAGTTCGGGCTCGTCGTAGAGGGGAATGTGCCATCACAGCCGGGCACAGGTACTTCTGCGCATGTAATCGAGGATACCACCAACGGTTTTCACGGTATCGAGCAGTCGTTTCAAGCTCCGGGGCCGATGGCTTGCGCGATCACGGTTTGGCTGAAGTCGGACACAAGGCAAGCGGGCCTCGAGATATTCAACGGCGATGGCGGCGCGCGGGTGTATTTTGATCTCGCCGCCAACGAAATCTATGCCAATTCCGTCTACGGCGCCGGCTTTTCCGTCTTTGACCTCGCCGTCGAGGGGCCAGGTCCGAACGGCTGGTGGAAGTGCACCGCCTCGAACAATCTGACTCCGATCAGCGCTGCCCAGACGCTACGAATCGGGATGGACAAGGACAAGACTGGGTCCATCGCGTATCCCGGCGACGGCGCGAGTTTCGTGCAGGTCTGGCAACCCTCGCTGACGCTAGACGGCGGCGACAATGTTCTGCTCAGCGCGGACGATCTGACCAATCCGGCGTGGCAGCCGCGTGGCGCGTCGGTGGTGAACTTTCCTGACGATGTTCTTCCGGCACCATGAGTTCGCCATCGTTCGAGGCACCACAAATGATCCGCACCAAGCAAACCGCGGCGCCGCCGCCGAACGGCGACCCGCTGGAATTTGTCATGAGCGACGACAGCGTCGACCGCATGGGCGACATCATCGAGGCCGATGGCTGGCTGCTCGACAACTTCCGCAAAAACCCGATCGCGCTCTTCGGGCATAACGCCGCCTTCCCGATCGGCAAGTGGAGCGAGGTCACCGTCCGTGGCAACCAGTTGATCGGCCGGTTGCAGTTGATGGACCCGGTTTCCGACCGGATGCGCGAGGTTCACGCGGCAGTGGACGCCGGTGTTTTGCGCGCCGTCTCGGTCGGTTTTCACCCGAGCAAGTATGAACCGATTGAAGGCTCGAAGACCGGCGGCCTCCGCTTCACCGAGCAGGAGCTCGTCGAATGCTCGTTGGTCTCAGTACCCGCTAACCCGAATGCCCTCGCCCTGGCGAAGGCGCTCGGTATCTCTCCGCAAGGGCAGCGATTGATCTTCGGCGTGTCCGCCGATGGTGATCAAGAGCTGCGCCGACGCGGCTTTCATGGCGTGTCCGCCTCACAAGTCCCGCGAAAGCCTCAAGCCATGAACCAACTCAGCGATAGGATTCAAACCGCGCAGGCCGAGCTCGTCGGTCTACAGGACCAATTGACCGCAACCGAGGATCTGACCCAGACGGCAGATCTCACCCAACGCATCGAGGAGATCAAGGACCAGATCTCGATCTACGCCCGCGCCGAGCGGGCGCTCGGCAGCGAGAGCGAGGCGATCACCGTCCCGGCCTCGCGCACGACCGTGCTGCCGCCCGGCTCGACACTCCCGGCGGCGGGGCCGAAGACTTGGGCTATGCCGAAGAAGCAGGAGGAGCCCGGCTACCTGTTCATCCGCCATTGCGTCGTCAGGGCGCTGTCGCATATCCAGAAAAAGCCCGAGGATCAGATCCTCGCCGAGCATTACGGGGATCGTGGTGACTTCGAAGTCACGAAGACCGTGCATGATTGGTATAGGCGGGCCGCCACCGCTCCCGCGACGACGACGACAACCGGATGGGCTGCCGAGCTTGCGCAGATCCAGTACGGCGAGTTTTTCGACATCCTGATGCCGGAGGGTATCTATCGGCCGCTCGCAGCGAAGGGTTTTCGCGCGACGCTCGGGCGATATGCGACGCTGTCGATGCCCACTCGTTCGGCGACGCCGACCGTGGCGGGGTCGTTCGTCGGCGAAGGGGCGCCGATCCCGGTCCGCCAGGCGGCGTTCCTCCCGGTCACCATCGGCCTCAAGAAGATGGCGATCATCTGCTCTTACACGCGGGAGCTCGCCGAGCACTCGACGCCGCAGATCGAGGGGTTGCTGCGTAAGCTGATCAGCGAAGACACCGAAGTCGCGGTCGACACGACGCTGATCGACAACGTCGCGTCGTCGGCCATACGGCCTGCCGGGTTGCGCAATGGCGTGTCTGGCCTGACGGCGACTACCGGCGGCGGTTTTGCTGCTCTTCTCGGCGACATCAAGCAACTGGTCGGCGTCCTGTCGGCGGCCAATGCCTTGCGCGTCCCGGTCTGGATCATGAACCCGCAGCAGGCGATCTCGATCTCGCTGACGATTAATTCCGGCGGGTTCTTCCCGTTCAAAGCGGAGATCGACAGCGGAATGCTGCAAGGTTACCCGGTCATCACGTCCAACACGGTGCCGCTGGGCACGGTGATAATCCTCAACGCCGACGACTTCATGTCGGTCACCGGGGATGATCCCCGATTTGACGTGTCGGACCAGGCCACGCTGCACTTTGAGGATACGACGCCGTTGCAGATTGGCACCGCCGGCAGCCCGCCGACCGTTGCGGCGCCCGTCCGCAACCTGTTCCAAACCGACAGCCTCGCGCTGCGGATGATCCTGCCGATGAACTGGGCGATGCGCCGAACCGGCGTCGTCGCGTGGGTTTCGAGCGTCACTTGGTAGCACGACGGTACACATGGCGTATTCCGGCGCAGTGGTTGCTGCGCCGGATCGTCACCAAACAGGAGCACGCTGATGACGACCGAAGACCAGTACCGCGCCGACCAGAAAGTTCGCGCCGAGCTGACCGAGCAGACGCTGAAGGTGACATCGCAAAGCCAGCCGACGCCAACGCAGGAGGAAAACGACCTGCTCCGGCTCGGGCTGATGCACCCGGACGAAAAGGTAAACCCTGACAATCCGGAGATGCCGTCGCTGGCGGTCCAGCAGGCGATGGTCGAGAAAGCACAACCGGCCGCTAGTCATCAGCCAGTGCGTCCTGGCGGCGGCGCACCGGCTGCGGGCGCACCGACCAATCGCGACGTGCCGCACCTCCAGGGGAATGGCGCCGTTGGCGAGACGCTGACCTGCACCAAGGGGAACTGGAACGGCGAGCCGACGAGCTACGCTTACGCCTGGAAGAGCAACGCCGCAGCGGTCGGTGGCACCGGAGACACCTACACGGTCGCCGAGAGCGACGTCGGGCATAGCATCACCTGCGTCGTGACGGCGACCAATGCCGCCGGCTCGACGACCGCACCGCCGTCAAACGCTGTCGCGGTCAACGGAGCGAGTCGCGGGGCAGCCCGGCGGTAAAGCTCGGTGGCGCAATCGACTGCCCTAGAGCGGGTACGAAGCGCGGCGAGCCGTATCTTCCGGCCGCGCCTCAAGGAAGCCATCGGCGGCGGCTGGCGGCTGCCGCTCGGTGGCGGCTTTATCCCCGCCACTTGGCCGACGAACTGGTGGCAATCCGGCCATAACCCGCTGCCCTATGGCGGCTCGGCGGTGGTCTACGCCTGCCGCTCAGCCTATTCGCAAACGATCGCGATGTGCCCACCCGCGCATTGGCAGAGCGACGGCAAGGGCGGCCGCGAGCGGGTGAAGACCTCGGCGCTGTCGCGCGTCCTGCGGCGCCCTAACACCTATCAGTCGCCCTCGGACTTCTTTCTCTACTTGACCGATTGCCTCTACGGCGAGGGCGCGGCCTTCGGGCTGGCGCTACGCAATGCGCGTTTTGAGATCACCGAAATTCACCTGATGAACCCGCGGCACTGTTGGCCGCGCGTCGCACAGAACGGCGAGGTTTTTTATACGCTCGCCGGCAACCATGTCGTCGAGCGCTTATTCGCCGACAACCAGGTGTTCCTCGAAAGCGTCCCGGCGCGCGATGTCCTGCATGTGCGGCTGCCCGACCAGCGCTATCCGCTGCGCGGCATCCCGCCGCTCGAATCGGCACTGCTCGAACTCGGGGTCTCAAGTGCGATGATGGCGCAGGCGCTGGCCTACGCCAGCAACCAGGGACGGCCGAGCGGCGTCCTGCAAACCGACGCGAGCTTCCACGCCAACCCCGAGGCGGTGCGGCAGCTCCGCGCGAGCTGGAACGAGCAGACCCAAGGCATCAACGTCGGCGGCACGCCGATCCTGACGGACGGGCTGAAGTGGGCGCCGGCGGTGATGAACAGCCGCGACGCGCAGCTTGCCGAGGTACTGCAAATCTCCGACCAGCGTATCGCTACCGCGTACCGCGTACCGCTGCCCATGCTCAGCCTGATGAACAGTCAGGGGCCACAGGCGTCGACCGAGAGCCTGATGGCGCAATGGGTGTCGACCGGCCTCGGTTTCGCCGCCAATCACATCGAGGACGCGTTCGGGCGGCTCTTCGCGCTCGCCGGCTGGCCGGACGATTACCTCGAGCTCGATCTCGAAGCGCTGTTGCGGGCCAATTTCAAGGATAGGATCGCGGCATTGGCGCAGGGCGTGCAGGGCGGGATCTTCAGCCCCAACGAGGCCAGGGCAAAAGAAGATCTGCCGGCGATGGCGTTTGGCGACGAGCCGCGCGTCCAGCAGCAGGTCGTCCCGCTCAGCGCGTGGGCCAAGGCGCCGCCGGCGACACCCGCACCCAACGCGCCGGCCGCCGCGCCACCAGCGGACGCTCCCGCAGCCGACGATGGGAGTGGCGATGCCGTCGATCAATCCAAGGCCCTCACCGCCCGGTTCCGGCGACGCGCAGCAGCCCAATGACGACCACAATCTCGCCGCTTGAGGCGCTCGCCGACGAGCTCGGCGACTTCGCCGCGCGCATCGAGCGCGACCTGAAGCTGTCGGTCGGCACCATGCTCGCCGAGCTTCGGGAAGAGATGTCCGCACTGCGAGCCAGCCGGGCCGAAACCGAGTTGCGCCTCGATCGCGCCGTGGCGGCAAAACTCGCTGAGTTACAGGATGGGCCACAGGGGCCGCAGGGCGAGCGCGGGGAGCGGGGAGAAGCTGGGGAGGCTATCGAGGGGCCGCCAGGCGTTCAGGGCATTCCTGGGCCGCCTGGCGCGCCCGGCGAGGCCGGTGCCCGAGGGGAACCCGGTCCGATCGGCGAAACCGGACCCGCCGGCCCACCCGGAGAAGCCGGCCCGCCGGGGAAGTTTATCCCGCCGAAGGCGTGGGCGAAGGGCATCCACTACGAGTGCGCGCTGGTCACGCATGGCGGCTCGACTTGGTGCGCGGCTCGGGATACCGCCGAGGAACCGCCGCACGACGATTGGATCGTCGTCGCGGCCTGCGGCGAGGCTCCCTACGTCGGCGATGTTCTCGGACTTTTTGACCCGAAAGGTGCGTATCGGAAGTTCGACCTGGTCACGTTCAACGGCAGCGAGTGGCGGGCCAAGCGGGATAATCCCGGCCCGCTGCCGGGCGACGGCTGGCAATTGGCGGGGCAGGCCGGCAGCCGCGGCAAGTCCGGAGACCGCGGGGAACGCGGCGACCGCGGTCCGGCCGGTCCATCGATCATCGATTGGGCGATGAAGGGCTATCATGCGGTGCCGATCATGAGCGACGGTAGCCTCGGGCCAGCGCTCGATCTGCGCGAGGTGTTCGAGCTCTACCATGCCGAGCGCGTCTGATGCCGACCAACCCGCGCTACCAGCTCAGCCGCGTGATGGTGCCGGCGACGAGCCTCGCGCTGGTGACCCTCGATCAGGCCAAGGTCGCTCTCGGCATCGACTTGGCGGATACCTCGAAGGACGCCCTCGTCCAGCAATACATCGACCAGATATCGGCGGCGATCGACAGGTATTGCGGCCGCACCTTTGCCCGCCAGACCTACCGCGACCAGAACCGCTACGTCTGCAACTGGCTCAATCCCGGCGACCCGCTGCTGACCCGGCAATGGCCGATCCCGCTGGACGACGGCGGCTTGCCGGTGCTGACGGTGACCGAAGAAGGCACCGTCGTCGATCCCGCACAGTGGGAGGTCGACACCGAGGCGGGCTCGATCTATCGGCTCGACGCCTCGGCGATGATGTACTCGTGGACGAGCAACCTGATCGTGCTGGATTACGACGCCGGCTACGACGTGATCCCGGCGGACGTGCAGGGCGCGGCGCTGCAATACCTCTCGCAGCAATGGTTCACCGACATCCGCGACCCGACTTTGCGCAGCGAGACGATCCCCGATGTCATCAGCCAGACCTATGCGGACCCGTCGGCCGGCGGGTCAACCGCTGTCCCGCTTGGCGTGCGTGATTGGCTAACACCCTATCGCCGGTGGTTTGTATGAGCCCGCAGGAGATGATCGCCAGCCTCGACGCGGCGCTCGCCCGCTACGGCCAGATGGTGACGCTTCAGCGCACCGCGATCGATGCGTCGAGCGGCGCCATCACCATCAGCGAAGAGGTGACCTGTGCCGCCAAGGTCCGCCCGTTCGGGCCGCAGGATCTGGAGGCCGGCGAGGTGCAGGATATCCAGGTCGTTCTCAGCCCGACCGGGATCGGCGCTTTCGGCATTCCCAACCGCGACGACCGCATCCTGATCGGCAGCAATCCCAGCAACGCCGAGCAGATCGCGCCGCTCTACTACGGCGGGCAGCTCGTCCGCGTGAACCTGCTCTGTCGGGGATAACGCCCATGATTATCGAGATCCTCTTCGTCGTCTGCTTGTTCCTGTGGGCGCTCACGCTTCTCCCGTTCCCGCCGCTGGCGCCCTATGCCCGTGGGTCAGACTTCCTGGCTTTTGTCTCGGTCCTCCTGCTCGGCTTGTTCATTTTCCTGCCGGGGTTGCGGGGGTAAATGCCCGATCAGCGCGAGGCGATCCTGTCGCGGCTGGTGGCGGTGTGCGGCGAGGTCGAGGGCATCAATGCGGTCGGCCGCAACACGCTCGATGTCTCCGAGATGCTGCGCCCGGCAGTGATCGTGCTCGACGGCTCGGAACAGATCGTCACGGCAGCGCTGACGGATTACCGGGCGCCGACCGTAACGAAGCGGCAGATCATGCAGCTCGTGCCGCAGATCATCATCGCCCTGCGCGGCAACACCGGCGCCGAGGGCGGCACGCTGCTGACGCTCTACCGCAACCGGGTGCTGGCGGCGATCCTCAACGATGCGGCGCTGCAAGCCAGCGTCACCAGCAACGGCGGCATCCGTTACACCGGCTGCGTGGTGCCGCCACCGGACGCCGAGGGGCGGGAGTTCCGCATCGACCTCAACCTCACGTTCACCTACACCTTCGACTTGAGCGGGCTGCAATGATCGACTTCAAGATCAAGGTCGACGACACCCGCGTCCAACTGATGCTCGACCAATTCCCGAAGAAGCTGCAAGCCAACATCGCCGCTAGGCTCGACGTGCTCACCACCGAGCTGCAAGCCAAGGTGCGCGCCGCCGAGCCGCACCGCACCGGCCGGCTGCAAGCGGAGACCAAGCGCTTTGTCGACCAGCGCGAGAACTGGGTGCGCGGCCGGGTGCGCGTTCTCGGGCCTGGCGGGCGCGGCCACAACGTCGCCGCCGCTGCGCTCGAATACGGCGCGCATCGCAGCTTTCCGGTGAGGGGCTATCGCCGCGGCGGGGGGTCGGTCGTGGCTTATCGCCGGCACGCCAACATCGCTGAGCGGCGGTTCCTGCGCGGCGCGGCCGAGGGCATGCGCGCCAAGGTGCTTGCCGAATTGCAGCAGGCGATAGCCGACACGATCGCCGACGTCAAACCCACTCGCTGATAGGAGAACACAGATGTCGTCACCTGAGCCGCGCACCCCGACGCCCGGCACCTTCAACGTCTTCGGCGCCGACCAGATCCTCGCCAAGGTGAAGTTCACCGGCGCCAACGCGATTGGCCCGCTGATCGAAATGGAACTGACCAATGTAATGTTCAGACCGGGGAACCCGATCGGGCTCATTCAAGACGAGTGGGGACAACTGCACCTCACGGGCGAAGTGCTGGCCGACGAAACCGGCATCTTCGGCACCGTCACCCATCCCGACACGACTCTCGTATCGCCGCTTACCGATATGTACTACCTCGGCAAGGGTGTCGTCGAAATCCAACTCGCCTCGGATACCGGCGGCACCTACCGCGATGTCGGCAACGCACCGACTTTTGAATTTGTCCCGGCCGTCACCACCTTGCCGCACTATTCCTCGCGGCACGGCGTCAGGGTGAAAGATTTGGAGATCATCCACGAGAAGTCGGCGAGCCTCAACCTCATCCTCGACGAGTTCACCTACGACAACCTGATGCTGGTGTTCCTCGGCGTGCCTACGGTCCCGTAATGGTCTCGCTCGTCGACATCGTCCCGCAGAAGCGCACGGTGCAGATCGCCGCCGGTGAACTGGAGCTGCACGGCCTCGGCCTGCGTCAGATCGCCAGCCTGTTGCTGCAATTCCCCAGCCTGCGCAACCTGATCACCGAAGCCGCGCCCAGCGTCGACTTTGCCGAACTGCTCATCCTGGCGCCCGATGCCATTGCCAGCATCATCGCCGAGGCGGCAGGACAACCCGAGGCGACCGAGGCCGTCGCCGAGGGCAACCTGCTAACACCCGACGAAATACTCGACTGTCTAACGGCGATCCAGGGACTCACATTTCCGCGCGGTATCCGCCCTTTATTGCAACGCCTGGGGCTCGGCGGCCCCGACGACAGCGTGCCCGTCCCGGCTGGCAAGGCTCCGGCTACGAGTACGCCGCCGCCGCCGAGCAGCTCATCGCCGCCGGACATGATGGCTGCCGAGTGATGGACTACACACCGATACAGCTCCAGGCGTTTCAGTTTATCGCGCAGCGGCGCCGGGGCCGCGAACTCGCCGAGCAGTTGCACACCAACTTGCTCGCCGCCAGGGGCGACGAAAAGGCGATTCGCACCCGCCTCAAGGAATTGGAAGACTAGATGGCCGACAATCTAAGCATCAACATCGTCGCCGATACCTCAAAGGCGCGCGCCGAGATGGAGTTGCTCAACGCCAAGATGCGGGCAACTCAAAAGGAAATCAAAGCGACCTCAGACGTGGCGCAGAAAACCGCCGACCCGGCGGCCATCGCCAAAGTGCGAACCCTGAGCGCAACCTATGACGGGATGTCAAAGCAGGTCGCGCGGCTGCGCAAGGAAGTTAACGCGACGACCAAGGCCGTCGAGGGGTTTCACCACGCAGCGCACCCGCATGAATTCTATCTTGTCGAAAACAGCCTGAAATCGCTCAGCGGTGCGTTTCAAGCAATCGGTCACAATATTATCGGGGCGAAAGGCGCGATTGCTGGCTTTGCCGTCGCGTTGGGTTTCGAGAAAGTGCGCGACATCGTCAACGAGGTGTCGGAGAGGCTTGGCGAACTGAAGAAACAAGCGGGCGAGATCGGGATAAAGCCGATCGCCTTGCAGGCCGCGCAAGAGGTCGTGACCGGGATCGGCGAGGAAGCCGACATCGCGACCAAGGCGATGCAGGGCATGAACGCGCAAATTGAGGCGGCGCGCCAGAAGTCGATCATGCCGCCGGGGCAGGTCAGCGTTTTCAAGGGCGGCGCGGGCACCACGCGCGTTGGCGTGCCGGGCGGCCCCGGCGTCCAGGTCGGCCGCGGTGGCGTCGAGCAACCGCGCGATTTCAGCGACCCGCTGGCGATGATCGGCGCCAGCCTGTCGGACATCCCCAATAATCGGCTCGCACAGTTGCAAACTTACACCAGACAGCTTCAGGCCTTTGTCAATGCCGCAAAGACGTTCGATCCGACAGCGCTGAACATCATTTCAAAGACGTTGTTCGCCGGCGTGCCGGCAGACTCGATGCTCAAGGCGGCGCCGGCCTTGCTAAAACAGTGGAAAGCGCAGATCGCGGATCTTGAGCAGGCCCAGCGCGGCGCCACCGACGAAACGTTGAAGCAGGACGAGGAGCTGCGCGCGTCGAAGGACAAACTATCGAAGTCTTATAGCGAGGCGGCAGCTATTGTCGCCAACACCCTGCGGCCGGCGCAGTTAGCCTTTAACGACGTGCTTTCCACCGCTCTTACGCGTGACGCGACCCAATTCCAGACCGATATCGCGAATTTGACGCACGCGTGGCAATCGTTCTGGACCGAGATGACAAGTATCGCCTCGGCTGCGGCGAGCAGCATTCAATCGATCTTTCAGGGCTTGGCAAGAGCGAGCAGCGCCGTGTCGGCTGGCCTTGCCAATCCCGGCAGCAACATTTCGGAGCCGTTTGGCGGCGGCATCAGCGGTGCCATCGGCGGCGCACTTCCTGGCGATTACAGTGCGGACACGGGCGGATTTGCCCGCGGCGGCTTTGTGCGCGGCCCCGGCAGCGGCACCAGCGACAGCATCCTGGCGCGGCTCTCGGCCGGCGAGTTCGTGGTCAATTCCGCGCGCGTGCGCCAGGTCGGGCTCGGCTTCCTCCAGCGCCTCAACGGCTTTGCCGATGGCGGCTTCGTCGGCCCGGCGCCGCTGCGCTTCGCCGCCGGCGGCCTGGTGCCATCTGCCGGTGGCGGCCGGGCGGTGCATCTGCACCTCGGGGGCGGCAGCTTCGCGCTCGCCGGCAGCGGCAGCGTCGTCGATGCGCTGGTCAGCGCCGCGCACTCCCAGCAGATCCGCTCGGCCGGGGTCAAGCCCTCCTGGTTTGCGGCGCGGCCTGGCGGATAAAATGGCGGCGCCCTATTTCATCACCGCGCTCGACATCCGCTTTGACTTGTCGGCCGTGGCGCCGGGCGTCAACCCGTGGTCGGCGCGCGGGCTGCACGGCACGCTGCGGCCGATCCCGATGGCGACCGGCAGCGACAAGCTCGCCCGGACCGTCAACGGCAGCCTGATCGACATTTCCGCGCCGCAGATGCGCAAGTACCAGCTCGACGTTGCCGGCAGTGATCAGGCGCCGCCCGCGCTCGACGGCCTGTGGGTCGGCATGATGGTCAACGTCGCCTCGCACGTCGAGCTGGCCTATCTGACATCGACGGGTATCGCCGGGCGTCCCGCAGTCCCCGGCAGCGTCCGCACCGAAGACGACTTCACCTACTACTGCCCGCAATTCATCATGCTGGTCGTCGACTTGCAGATCGAGCGCGCGGAGTGGGATGCCCAGGTCACCTGGTCGCTCACGCTGGAGGAAGTCTAGGTGCCCGGCCCCGTGTACTTCGCCTGGACTGGCGGCGCGATCGAAGAGCAGGTGACCCTCGTCACCAACGGCACGACGCACGGTGTCTTGTTCGAGTTGGCGACGATTGTCGGCGACACCAACCCAGGCATCGCTCAGGTCATTAATGTCGCGAGCACCGACAGCCTCCAGCAGGACGCCGGCTATCACATCACCGGGCCGGGCCTCGACGCCTATTTTATTTACGACAACGCCACCACGCTGAGCGGCCTGCCGAATTCGCTCAATCTGACCTCCGCGCCGACATCGGGAGAGAGGTCAGGGGATTTCACAACGACCAAAGCCGTGCCGATCGGGACCGTGCTCGGCACCGTGAGCCACGGCAGCTATACGGTGGCGTTGGACGCCGGCGATCTGCCCGCCGGCATCTACGGCATTCAGGGCACGGGCGTCGGCGAGACCAACGTTCCGATCGGCACCACCGATGGCACCTCACACACCACCGGCGGCGGGGTAACGCTGATCGGCAGCGCGTATCTCAACTATGACGGCAGCGGGCACGGCACGATGTACATCATCGCCGCGACCCCGCACACAAGCACGCGGATCGGCGATTTGCCGCCACACCTGCTTGAGACCTTTACGACGTACAGCATCGCCTCTCAACCCGTCAGGGCGACGACCTCGGGCATATTCCCGATGGTGATCAGCGGCTTCCCCGTCGAAGACCCGAAGAGCATCACCGCAATCCCGTCCAGCGCGTTGATGAGCCTGACGCCGGGCCTCACCTACAACATCACCGGCAATGGCATCGCTGTTGGCGCGACGTTTGTGGCGCCGAGCAGCGGCAGCTCGATCGAACTCGACCTGAACGCCACCGCATCGGAGATCAATGCGATCTTGACCATCACCGGGCCGCGCACGCCGACCGCGCCGTTTGATCCCGCTGTCCACAACCGGTTCGACGAGGAGATCATCAGCTTTGACATCAGCCAGGACGAGGGCAGCTTTGCGACGCTGACCGTGCAGCTCAAAAACCCCGCTATCGGCCTCCTGGCGCTCGGCAGATATCTCTGGTGCTGGCTGAGCTATGACCAGGCGTGGAGCCCCGCCGGAAATACGCCGAGCCTCGTGCCGCTCTTTAACGGGCGACTCATAGGCGTGCCGAAGTTACAGGCCGGCGAGATCGTCGAGCTTCAGTTTCTCGCCCGGCCGGACGACTTCAATGCCCAGAAACAGTCGTGGGCAACATCGCTGCAAGTCGCGCCCTATTACGATCCGGTGTGGATCGCCAGGCCACCCAATCCCGACACGGTGCTAGAGACTTATTCCGCGTTGTGGCACATCGACCGCGTGAGCCTCGGGGTGTCGATCAGCGATATTCTCGACGGCGAGGACGGCATCATCGATATTGGCGAGGATATCTCCTTATACAACAATTTCAGTCTGTCTTACGGCCAGCCGCCTCTGGTCTCGACGATGGTGACCGGCACGGTGACCTGGGCGCAGCAGGCCGAGGGCAGGATCGACATCACCCAGCCGATCCTCGATGCGTTTAAGGACCAGGGGTCATATTACAAATGGGTCTTTCCGGTGACCTATTGGGGAACCGGCGGCGGCGGGCTCATCCAGACGCTCTCCGGCAACGGTCTCAAATCGGATTGGCCAAAGCCGGGAACAAGTATCGGCGGCGGCTGGTCGCTCAGCACGTTGCTCGACGGTGACGGCATCCCACTGTGCTACATCATCGATGCCGTCATGGACGGCCAGGTCAGCTACAACGTCACTTATGAAGCACAGACGCCGCCAGCGAGCCAAGCGGGGAGCACGACCGAGCAAAGCAACGTCAATATATTTCTCCAACCAACCAGCACCTTCGTCGCGCGCTTCCCAATGAACGTCTACAAGATTCGGATGGTGCTCGAGTACAGGGCAAATCGCAAACGCACGGAAGTCGTGACGGCGGTAGTAACCGCGGGGGTTCAGCGCGAGCTATCCGATTCCGCCGAGAGCGACCGCGAAACCATCAGCCTCAGTTCCGACTTTATCGATAAGGCGGTCGACCCTGACGGGAGCATACCGATCGGCAACGTCGCCTATCGCTCGTATTTCCAAACCGCGCGGGGCAACGTCTCGTTCGAGTACCTGCTGCTCGCGGCCAGGGCAAAGATGCGCGCCAGGGCGCGGGCCGTCGATATCACCTTCGCTGTCCCGTGGCAGCGGGCGATGGCGATCACGCTGCGCCACAACGTACAATTAAGCGATCGCCGCCTGCCGGGCGGCGGCGCTCTCGGCAAGGTCAAGAGCTACAAGCTGAGTTGCGCGACCGGCGGCATCATGCTCGGGGAGTTCACCATCGGCTGTGCTATCGGCACCGGCGATGCGATCAGCCCACAAACCGGCGTCAATGCCTATGTCGAAGATGCTTATGTCGACCTGGGCTACCAGACCGTGACCGGGGCGCAGATCACGCTGAGTGAAACGGCAGACCTCGCCTATCAGACCCTCGACGACTTCGCCGTCATCGATGACGGCCTGGATCTCACGCGCCTGGTCGGAGCGCAGGCGGTGAACGAATGCGTCGTCACCAACCTTTTTACCGAGCAATTGCCGGCGCTGCTTGCCTACAGCCAAACGACGGCACCGACAAACGGCAATCCGCTCAAACTCATGGAGACCATGAAAACCACCGTCACGCTCGACCTGAAGCCGGTGCAGGGTTCTGAATTTTCAACGGCTTTCTTTCCCGCGGTGACGCCGCTGGTGTTGCCAAAGACGATCGATCTGTCCGCATCTACGCCGGGAGAAATGACCCATGCCTGACGGTTTTGAATACATCGTCCGCCCCTATCAGTCGCCGAACGCGAACGGCACAACGATCATCCCGTCGACGCCCGCCATCAGCGCGCAGCGCGCCACCCTCACCTGGGGATCAACGGCCCAGATGCCGTTACCTGAAATCGCCAGCGTCAACGTTGCTTGCTGCACCGAGGCGCTGAAGGAAAAGACCCGCGTTAGCCAGCCGATCCGGGTTTATCAGGACGGCGACCCGAACAGCGCGTCATACGTCGATCTCGCACGGCCGCACCAGATGACGCTGCAGAAAAAGGACACCACGCAATGCCTGCCCGACGATTTCGACCAGATCTCGATCGTCGCCGCGTCATTGACTGCGTTCGACGCCGAAATGGACGCGCTGTTTGCGCCCTTCGATTCGACCGACCAGCACTGCAAGGCATCGTGGACGTTTACGCACGGGGCGCCGACGCCGTGACAATAACCTGGACGCCTGGTCTCAAGCCGGCGTCATTTCGCGGCGACCCGCCCGATTACATCGAGTCGCCGGTGGAGCAGATCGTCGACGTGCATTGGGGCGGGCTGGCGGTGCACTTCGGCGCCAAGGACGGGCCGCCGAAACCTAAACCGCCGCCCTCGTCGCTCCCGCTGCCGGGGACAATGAGAACGCGGGTCATCAAGACAGTTCAATGAGTTATCTACAACTCGACAATGGCATCGATGACTTCTCGAAGGTGGTGATCTCGCTGTGGTTCCGTATTCCGCAATCGTCGATCGACAGCAAGATGGCGAACCTTGGCGGGGATTTTCTCCCACGCACAATTCCTCTGCTAACCTTTGGCGTCCAGCAGGTTGATGTGGGTTACCAAGGCATCGAGCAACTTGTCTCGGTTTACCATTTTTTCGTGTCCGATGGTTTAGGCAATCCGGCGGACGTCACTGTCCCGCCGTTTGCGACTTATGATTTTCCGACGTACCAGCCCGGCGACGCCATACCGGTCGACCCATCCTATATCGGGCTCGATGTCTATCCCGATGGTGACAGGAACTCTGTCAGCCTGAGTTTCAATCTGCAAACGGCGGCCGTTGGCAGTATTTCGTGGGCTCAGTTCAATCGCAGCCGTGTCGACATTTACAATGATCAGGGGGGAGGCGAGATCATGATCCCGGGGTCCGGCTGGTCAGCCGGGTTGTCGTATCCCATGTTCACCACCCTTGTAGACACCTCATACGCCCTGACAGGACAGCCGGAATTTTTCCTCGTTCAGTCGTCGATCAGGATCACGCCGAACCACTGGCACCACCTGCTGCTATCGTTCGATCTCGACAACGCTTGCGTGACGCACGGGCCGCCCGTTGGCGTGTTCGATGCCACTACCACTGATGGGACGGATAGTGCCTGCCATCTGTGGTATGCGATCGACGACGTGAATTACAATGACGCGACCTACGACTTGGCTCCATTTGATGTCGGAGGTTCCGACCTGAATGCGATCCTCACCCAAAATGGTAATCGCGTCGCCACCTCTTTAACCGGCTTTCCCTTCAACTGCACGGTTCCGCCGGCGACTTATAGCTTTGGCCCATCGGTCATTCCGGCGCACGGGGCAGCGTTGGGCGTCCCGGCGTCCGAGGACTATGTAGACAGCATCTACCCGGTTGAGATGGCCGAGATGCAAGTCTTCGCCGGCGTCTCGCTTGATACCAGCATCGAGACCAACCGCCGCGCGTTCATCACCAAGGACGGCACGCCCGCGGACCCTCTGAAGAAACCCAATCCCCCGCCGCCGGTTCCTCTGCCGCCCGGCTGGGTTCCGCCGCTAAAAGGACCGCAGGAGCTGCTCGGCAAGAATGCCGACATTCTGCTCCACGGCAGCGGGAACTGGATCAACGGCACGAACACCGGCAAGGTGATCAAGCTGAACGAGATCGGCAAGCCGTCTGCCGTTCCTGCCGAAAAGTTCGCGCCGACCGGATCGATCGTCGCCTATTCGCCAGACCCGAGCCTGCACGGCGCGCAATCACCGCCGCCGCCACCGCCGCTTTAGATAGGCCAGAATGGACCCCATCGTTTTCAGAACCCTCGGTCCGTGGGGCGCGGGCAAGGGCGCCAACCTTTTACCAAATGAAGTAGACAGCAACTTCTGGGCGCTCGCTCAGTCGATTTTCGACCTACAGAACGATCCGGCGGTTCCGAACGGCATCGCGGCTATCACGGTGTCGGGCACTCAAATGACCATCACGCTGATGGATGGTCAGGTGCTCGGGCCATACACGCTGCCTGTGCTGACGTTCCGCTGGCGTGACGAATGGCTGCCCGCGACGATTTATGCCGCGCTCGATGTCGTCAAGGTCACCGATCTCGGCATCTACATGTGCCAGATCACACATACCAGCGGCGACACGTTCGATGGCGCTCTCACCGACAGCACTGGCGCGGCTGTCTGGCTGCAACTGTTCGGCTCGGCCGATGCCAGCCTCTCGACGCTCCCCGACGTGCACCTGACGGATCTGCAAGACCGCGACTTCCTGCAATGGGTCGCTGCGGACAACGCCTGGGAGAATGTCGCGCTCGGCGGCATCGACCTGATCGCAATCACCTCGCCGCAGCCGTTCGACACGCTGAGCTACAGCAGCAGCTCGGGCAAGTTCGAGAACCACCGCCCGAAATACGTCATCGGCGCCTATGTGCCGGGCACGCTGACCGCGTCGCAGAACCTGCTGTTCCACAAGTTCTCGAATGCGGTCACGCTGCCGGCGAACCTCGGCGCCTGGCTCGGCCACACCAGCGAGGCGGGCGCCGCGACGGCGGCCACGGCATCGACGGTGATCATGCTCGCCCAGGCTGTTGCCGGCGCACCGACGACCTTCGCCAATGTCGCGACGATCACCTTTGCCGCGGGCTCTGTCACCGGGTCGATGTCGGCACAGGCGGCGATCAGTTTCGCGCAGGGCGACATCCTGCGGATACGGGGGCCGGCATCACCCGATGCGACCTTCGGCGATCTTCACCTGACCCTCGTGGGGTATGAGAGCTAAGCCATGACAGGATTTACCGACCGCACCTCGCAAGGCATCCTCGCTCACATCGTTGGCAAGACCGCCCTGTACACGCTGCCGACAGCCTACGTCGGGTTGTTCACGGCAGTCGGGACCGATGCGGGAACCGGGTTCACCGAACCGGCGGTCGGTGCTTACGCGCGAGTGGCAACCGCAGCCGCCGACTGGGCCGCACCCTCGGGCTCGGCGCCGTCGCAGATATCCAACGCCAACACGCTGACCTTTCCCACCGCGACGGCCGACTGGGGCAGCATCATGGCGTTCGGGCTCTACGACGCCAGCTCGACCGGCAACCTGTTGGCCTGGGATTTCTTTGGCGCTTACAACTGGCTGCCGGCGACCGTTAGCGCAGCCTCGCCGGCCGTGATCACCGCCAAGGCCCACGGATACATTGTCGCCGACCTGGTGGAATGGTCGATCGAATATGGCGGCACGAACCCGACGTTCTCAGCGAGCAGCTTTACCGGCGTGCTCGCGGTAAACACGGCGAGCACCGACACCTTCACCGTCACGAACGCGTCGGCTGTCGTGAACGCATCGGCGACCGGGAACGGCATGGTGCGAAAGATCCTGCCGCAGTCCATTACCAATGGCTCCTCGGCGGCCTTCCCGGCGGGGTCGCTGATCATCCGGTCGTCGTAAAGGAGCGCTGTTGTGGCCGATTGGTATACGAGCAGCGCCGCCTATGCTGGGCTTACCGCGTTCGTCGCAAGCCATGCCTACAGCATCGGCGACATCGTGGTCCCGACCGCGCCGGCGCTCAAGGCCAAGTGGGTTTTCAGGTGCACCACGGCGGGGAGCAGCAGCACCGAGCCGACCTGGCCGACTGCGAACAACGCCACGATCACGACGGGCGGGGCGACCTTCACGAACGTGACCGGCCAGTCGAGCTACGCCTGGGGCGCGGCGGCGGGCGACATTCCGACTCTGCTTGGCGCGGTCGGCACGTTCCGCTTTGCCGCAGGCGACCGGATGTTCGTGTCGAGCGATCACAGCGAGACGCAGACATCGCAGTCGGTCTATGGGTCAGGCTCCGCCACCGCCGGGTACAGCTCCGGGCAGGTTCTTTCGGTCAACCGCGCCGGCAGTGTGCCGCCGGTTGCGGCCGACCTGACGGCGGGTGCTACGGTTACGGTGACCACCAACGCGCTCGTCCTGGAGGCAACTTTCCCCGTATATCATTATGGTGTTAATTACATAAACACCGGCAGCTCTACCAATTCGATTATTGTCAACAACATTGGCGTCAAGACAACTTACCTAGATAGCTGTCAACTGTACCTGAACTCCGCAAGCCCTAATCTTCGTATCTTGGCTACCGTTTCCGCAAGTCTTGTCTTGCAGAACTCCACGCTGCGCTTTGGAGCGACTTCGCATGGGTTCGGGGCGACATCCAATGCAAGCTGGGAAATACTTTGGCTGAACACGGCAACCGCGCTTGCCGGCGCGACATTCCCGGCGACCCTGTTTGTGCCGCAGACCGTTCCGATGCTCGTGACCGCGCGCGGCGTTGATCTGTCGGCGGTGACCGGTACGCTGGTGCAGAATGGCGTAGCCGTTGGCAGCAAGTTCCTGTTCGACAGTTGCCGCATCGCCTCTGGCGTTGTGCGGCTTTCCACCACGGGAACGACCAACACCCGCGACCTCGTCGAGCTGATCAACTGCTACGACGGCACCTCGATCCTCAACGAGAGCTACCAGCCGGCGGGATCGGTTGTCACCGAGCGGACGATCACCTTGAGCGGTGGCGCGACCGACGATGTCGGCACCTTCTCGCACAAGCTGGTGTCGGGCACGAACGTCGATAAATGGGTCAACCCGCTGTTCGGCTTCTGGATGGATGTGGAGAACACGGCGGTCGGCTCATCGAAGACCGCGACGGTGGAGATCATTTCCAGCCTGACGCTGAACAACGACGACATCAGTTTGGTGCTCGAATACCAGGGCACCTCGGGATCGTCGGTCGCCAGCTTCGCCAACACGCTGCCGGCAAATGTGCTGACCACGAACGCCCCCGTGACCACATCGACCGTGACGTGGAACAGCTCGCCCGCGACGCCGCAGAAGCAGAAGCTGGTGGTCACCTTTACCCCGCGGGTCGCCGGTCGGGTGCGCGGCCAGGTCCGGCTCGGGCGCGCATCCACGACCGTCTATGTGAACCCCGTCATCGCCATCACCTGATATGGCGACAGCCGTCCTATCTGCGTCAAGGGCAGGAGTCGGGTCGGCAGTAGCGTCGGGAGTGGCCAGCGGCGCGTTCCAGCTCGTCGGCGTCGGGACGGTCCAGACCGCGGCAACGGTTGTCAGCCTTGCCGCCACGGGCTCCGCGGCGAGCCAGGCAACCGCCGCACTCACCATCCACGTTCGGCCGCGCGCGACCAATGTGCTATCCGCGTCGAGGGCGGGAACAGGCTCGTCGGCCGTCACGCTCGCTGAAGCGGCGTCCATCTGGGATGCCGGCAGCAGCACCTGGGACACAGGCGGCAGCACCTGGGACGGGTCGGCGGCCGGCGGTGGTGTGTCGCACATCGTCGGGGTTGGGATCGTCGCACCGCCTGGCGCTGCACCCGGTGGGATCACGCTCGGCGCCACGCTCACAGCAACAAGCCAGGCACGAGCTGCACTCGCCCGCCATATCACGCTCGCTGGGCAGATCGCCGCCACCTCAAGGGCGTCGGCGCGCCTGCCGCGCACGATCTTGCTGGCCGGATCAATTACTGCTCAGGCGAAAGCGCAGATGGTGACCGCAGCGACGCGCCCAGTGATGCGGGGCGCGATCCGCGGGACGAGCAGCGGCAGGGCGAATGCGATCATCACGTTTCCCAGCCCGCAACGCAGACAGACCGAGGTCTCGATCATCACTTAGCGAGAAGGGCAGGCGATGACATCAGCGATCGACGCCAGTAAGCCGGTGGCCGGCAGTCCGACGACACAGAGCGTGCGGGATAACTTTGCCGCCGCGGCGTCGGAAATCAGCGCGCTGCAAGCCGTAACGGTTGGCGGTCCCTATCTGCCGCTTGGCGGCACACTAACAGCCAATTTTTCCTGTAATGACATTACGGTCGGCGGTAGCGGCGGGGTCGCCGGCAACTTGACCCTGTCCGGCAATCTCGGCGCGAACCACGGCACCTTTGGCGGCAATCTCGGCGTCGGGCTGGTGGTGTCGGTCTCTGGCAACATCAATTGCGCTGGCACCGTTACCTGCAACAACCTCGTGCAAACCTCGGATGACCGGGTCAAGGCAGACGTCGAGCCGCTCGCCGCCGGGACCACGCTCGATGCTATCAAGGGTCTGCGTCCGGTTAGCTACTTCCTGCGGGATAGCGAGCAACGCTCGTTCGGGTTTCTCGCCTCCGAGATCGCGCAGACCCCATTGCACGGGGCGGTTTATCACAATGAAGCGGACGGTCTCGATTACGTCAGCTATAGCCATCTCCTGGCCGCGGCGATCGGCGCGATCCAGCAGCTTGAGGCGCGGCTCGCGGCGCTCGGTGGCTGACGACCGGTCGACGCTTCTCGCCCAGCTCTTCGGGTATATCGACCGTCCTTGGCGGGTCGTGGCCATCGTCGTGCTGTTCCTGGTCGGCGGCGCGGGATGGGTCGCGTATGAGCAGCGGGACGAGCTGCTCGAGGCGTGGCTCACGCCGGAAAGCGCCGCGCTCAACACCGCGGATGTGCCGGCGGCGCTCGAAAAGCTGGTCGATGAGTCCGAGGCGGACCTGGTCCAGATCTGGGCTGTCGACCTCGGGAGCAATTCGCAGCGTTTCCTCGCGGCCCGGCGGAAGGACGGCGAGCGGCCAATTATCCCGTCACCGCGGCGACTGCCCGTCATCGTGACGACCTCCGATGTCGAGGCGCTGGTGCACGTCCTCAACGGGCGCCCGGCTTGCGTCGACACGGCGGATCGCGCCGCGCCGCTGGTGCGCCGCCTCGCCGATCGCGGCATGAAGCGGGTTTGCGCGATGCCAATCCCGCCGAGCCCCGAGGCGTTCGTCGGGGTGATCTATCTCGCCTGGCTGGAGCCTGCCGGGGCCAGTGCCGAGGATGTGGCACTGGCGGCCGCGCGCGAGGTCGCCGGGAAGCTGGTCAGGCGATGATCACCGGACGAGCGAGCACGACGGCTCCCAGTGATCCCGTTGCCAATGGTCCGGCCCGCAGACCTCGAATGAACCAGGCGGCCATCCTGTTTTCTCTGCCGTTCTGGCTCTCGCCCGCTCCCAAGCCGCCGCATCGAATGGGTAAGACGTTGGCTCGCGAGACACCGGGTCAGGTTCCGGCTTCGGCTGTTCCTTCTCGGTCGTCTGCGTGCTGCACCCGGCATCGATTCCGCCCGACGCGCAAATCTGTTTGGTTGTCGAGTAGGGCGTCTCATACGTCGAGCTGCACGCATACACGCCGCGATCCCAATAGCAGTGTGTTTTGCCTGACGAGTCAGCGTGAGCGGGTCCGGCCACGGCGCAGATCGCCGCCGCCGCAATCAATGTTCTCTTCACTTTGGATATTCCCTTGCACAAAAACGCCTTGCGGGTAAGCGCGCGGCAGCCCGTGCAAGGAGACCGGGGGTTCGGGAGCTACCCTAGCCGCGCTCGTCACACTTAGCGGCTGGCGGCGGTGCCCGCTTGATAGACCCGGCCAAAAACTTGATAGTTAGCGCGGTGGAACGTCCGCCCTGCGGCAAGCGGCGCCGGGGCTTTGCCGGGCGGCGGTCATGGCTGCTCCTCCACCAGCGCGATGCGCTCGCCGATCCAGCGCATGCAGGGCACGGCCATCGAGTTCCCCAGCGCGCGGTAGCGCGGGCCGTCGGCGGCGGGCTTCTTGCGGTAGGTGATCAGCGTGTAGTCGTCGGGGAAGCCCTGGAGGCGCTCGCACTCGACGGGCGTGAGGCGGCGCACCGACATGTCGTGTTGAATGCCGTGCGCTTCGTTTGTGCCGAGCGGCGGCGTCACACCCTCGCTCCACCCGCCACCGTTCATGCCCTTGTTGCCGCCCAGATCGAGCACCGCCGGGTAGCCCTGCCCCGGCTTGCCGCCGCCGGTATTGAGCGCGCCCATGACCTCGGTGATGCGAACCTCTGAGCGGACGTTCTGGTGGAAGGCGACGGCGACGGCTGGCAGCGCATCGCCGAATGTGCCGTTCGGATCGCGCAGTGTTTGTACCGTTTCGGATGTCGTTTGATTGTATGTGTCGAAGGCGATGGCTGGCCCGCCGCCCGTGATGTGCCCATTGCCCGCACGTAGCGAGGGTAGTCCGGTGCCGACGTTGGTGCCGTTGCACTGGATCGGCACGGCGACGGCCCCCACGCCCTCGCTGGCGTCGAAGCCCTCGGCGCGCAGGCTGTGGGTGACGACGCCGATGCTGAAGGCATCCGTGTCGAGCGGCCCTGTCTTGTCGCCGTAGACCAACGTATCGGACTGCCGCGCGTCGAAGGCGATGGGGCGCGCGCCCGCGACATAGTCGAGGTCGCCGCGCCAGCCGCCGTCAGCCTTGGCTCCGAGCGGGTTGGCGATCACCACAGTCGTAGTGCTTCCCTCGCTGTGCCCCGGTGTCCGCGACCGCAGAACGGTGTGGACATCGGTCGGGTTGGCGGCATTCTGCATTCTCGGCCCGGTGCCGGTGATGTCGTAGGCAATCAGGCTGTCGGCGGTATCGACGCAGGTTCGGGGTGGCCGATCCCCGCCCGTTCGGTTAGCGCACGCTTCAAGGCAAGGGGCAACTCTTTCCCCCGCCGCTCGGCGCGGCGCAAGATCCCCGCGCAGGCTTTCGCGCTCAAAAAGTACCGCCGCGGGAGGGCGCCAATCTCCAAGATATCCGACAACGAAGACGCGGCGGCGGCGCTGTGGAACTCCGAAATGCTGAGCGTCAAGAACGCGCCAGGCGGTCCCATACCCGCATTCCCCCAGCGCCCCGAGAAAGAGGCCGAAGGCTCGCCCGTCGTCGCTCGACAGGACGCCGGGGACGTTCTCCCATACCAGCCAGCGGGGGCGTAGTCGTTCAGCAAGACGCACAAACTCGATGGTGAGGAAGCCACGCTCGCCAGCAAGGCCAGCGCGAAGTCCCGCGACGGAGAAGTCCTGGCAGGGCGTGCCGCAAACCAGAAGGTCAATTGGCTCATAGGTGTCCTTCTCGATCGTCGTGAAGTCGCCGTGGATCGGCACGCCGGGCCAGCGTTCGGCGAGCACGGCTCGGGGGAAGGGTTCGATCTCGGAGAAGAAGGCGGGTCGCCAGCCGAGGTGATGCCACGCCGCGGACGCCGCCTCGATGCCGGAACAGGCCGAGCCGTAGCGCAATACCGGCGCGCTGTGGCAAGCGGCGCCGGGGGCTTGCCGGGCGGCGGTCATGGCCGCACCACGACGATTTCGGGATGGAGCCTCTCGTAGGCCGCGAGGACTGTCTCGGCGTTTGCGTAGGCGTTGTCCCAATCCGGCCAAGTGATGTTAGCGCCTGGTATCCACGGGCGCGGGCCGAGCCTGTAAATATTGCGCAAGGCGCTGATGGCAGCGTCGAGAAGCTCTCGGTCGGTCATGGCGCGGATACCGGCTCGCTGTAGAAAACCAGCGGGGGTTTTTGCCAACCGCCGCCCGCTAACCCATTGATATTGGCCGTATAAGCTACTTCTGAAAATCCGTGTGTCGGTGGCATCAGCGGACCTCGCGAACCATTGCGGAACGTCTCCCCACAGCCTCCCCACACTTTTTGAAAATGTTCCGCGCGCGTTCGCGGTTTTCGGTAGCGATTCGTTCTGTTCTGAGCGATGCGGCGGGTGCCATTAAGTCATTGACCGATCTAATAGTTTCCGCCGTTTCCGGGGGTTGCCGCCAGTGTCCAGCGGGGGCATCGACAATTTCAACAAATAAGTTTCATCCCCGCCTAAGCCATTGATTATAGCCGCTTCTGGTAAAGTCTCCCCACGGTCTCCCCACAATTCTATCTCAGCAAAAAGCGGGGCGTCGTCCTCGATGCGGCGTTTTGCCATTGCCGCGTATGCCGGATTGAGTTCGATGCCAATGCAATCGCGGCCTAGCCGATCAGCGACGAGGCCAGTGGTGCCGGCTCCGAAGAACGGATCTAGGACGGTGCCGCCAACAGGGCATCCGGCGAGGATGCACGGCTCGATCAGCGCGGGCGGGAAGGTGGCGAAATGAGCTTCACTGAATGGCTGCGTGGTTACTTCCCAAACGCTGCGTTTGTTGCGCGCTCCGAAATCCTCGTTTGACCCAAGCGTGCTGCCGGAAAGATCCCGGCCGAGTTCGGTCTGCTTATGCTGCGCAACCGGCCCGTTCCGTATCACAGCCCTCATCGGGCCGTTCGTCTTACCCGGAACCCTACCGCTACCGCGTTGGGCAGCCACATTCTGCGACAGCCGCTTAAGGCTAGCGTCGGCTGACGGCTCTAGGATCGCTTCTTGATCGAAGTAATATCGCGCGCTCTTGCTCAGCAGGAACAGGTACTCGTGCGCCTTGGTGCAGCGGTCGTTGACGCTTTCGGGCATCGGGTTCGGCTTTGACCAGATGATGTCCTGGCGCAGATACCAGCCGTCGGCGCGCAGCGCGAAGGCGAGCATCCAGGGGATGCCGATCAGGTCTTTCGGCTTCCAGCCGGGAACATAGCCAACGCCATTCTTATTGCTGTTGCCGCCATTCTTGGCTTCGTTCTCGCGTCGCCAGCCCGGTACATCGCCGCCCGCGTAGCTATCGCCGATATTCAGCCACAGCGTTGCGTCTTTACGCATAGCGCGGCGTACTTCGCGGAACACCGCAACCATTTCGGTGATATAGGCCTCGGGCGCATCTTCGAGCCCAATCTGACCGTCAACGCCGTAGTCACGCAGGCCGAAGTACGGCGGGCTCGTCACCACGCAATGCACGCTCGCATCCGCAATCTGGCGAAGCTGGTCGCGCGCGTCGCCGATGAGGATGCGGACGCTCATCTCATCGTCTCTTCCCCAGGCCCGCGAGCGCATGGCGCACGGTGGCCTCGTCGACGCTCTGGTATCGGACGCTCGACCTGGGGTCGAGGTGGTCCATCACCTCCATGATGGTCCGCAGCCCGTTGCCCTCGGCATTCAGCCAGCGCCCGACCGTGTGCCGCGCCATGTGCGGCGTGAACCGGACACCCAGCCGCTTCGCGTAGGGCATCAGCCACTTGTAGACCTCATTGCGCTTGCGCCACGGGAAGACGTATTCGCCGCGCTCGGCCAGCGGGATCGCCGCCAGCGCCTCGAACACTTCGTCGTGCAGCGGCTTGTTCCGCCACTCCTGCCGCTTCTGCACCCACAGCTCGACGGTTCTCCGTGGTAGGTCGACCTTTTCCCAGCGGACACCGAGCGCCTCGGTGACCCGGTTCCCCTGCCGGAAAATCCACAAGAGGAACAGCCGCTCGTAGCTGCCCATCGGCTGCGAGTTGATCAGCGTCTCAGCGACCGCATCCGACACCGATCGGGTCTCTGGCTTCTTCCTGGCGAATTGCGAAATCTTCAGCCACTGACACCAGCCGTTCCGGGCGGCGTAGTGGAGGACCGCCGCCGCCGGGATGATCACGGCGTCGTTACGGCTGCTCAGCGTCGTGTGCGAATAAAGCTGGTTCGCGAGGTTGATCACATCCTGCGCGCTGATGCTGGCGAGCGTCCTCTCGCCGAGCTGCGCCACCAGCTTCTCGATCTTGCGCTGAAGCGGCAGGTTCTGCGCCTGCGGGTCTTTCAGGTTCAGGTATTGCACAGACGCTTGGCGGAACGTCGTGTTTTCTCCAGATCGAGGGACACGACCGGCCTCGTACTCGGCCCAAAGCTCTCGTTCAGCTTGCTCCGCAGCTTGGCGTAAGACCCGCGCCGGCGTACCGGGGCCGAACTCGGTTGTGATCTCGCGGAGCCTTCCGGCGACTCGCCCTCGGAATATCCAAGTGCGGTTGCCCTTGCGTTTGCCTGGGGCAACGAGGTTGAGCGACATCGGGTAAACTCCATGACTTGCGAAAATTCTTGTTCGGTCAGCACATAGGCGCGGCCCGGTCGCATCGGCGCGGAGCCGGTTCCGAGCATCCATTCAGCAATGCGTCGCTTTGCGGTGGCGGCAGAGACGCCCATGCGGGCCGCGATTTCCGGTACGGTAATGTGTGCCATTGGACGTTCCATAAAATTAAACCTAAGTCAACACGATCACCCAGCGGTTATGCCGCGACCCTTTCGCCGAGCGGTTCGAGCACGCCGCCGGCGAGCCAGAATGACGCCCCGAGTTCAGCGGCGGCGAGGTCGGGAAGCTGTTCGCGGCGCGCGACGGTCATCGTCACAAGTGCGGGAATCTCGACCTCGGCGAGCAGCGCGAACAACTGCCCACGGCTCGGCGCGTCGAGGATGTCGGCGCCGTCGAGGACGACGAGGTTCGAGCCGTCGATCTGCGCCATCGCGACCGCCAGCACGGCGCGCACGCGGTACTGCTCGGAGCTCGACAGCAGGTTGTAGGGGCGATCCCCGTAGCCGATATTGCCGGCGTCATCGATCCGCACACCCTGCCAGCCTGCCGCATGGCAGAGGTTGCCGACCTGGGCGTTGAACACGTCGATCACCCGAGCGAGTTTCTTCGCCCGCAACCCATCGGCGGCGAGCATGGAGATCACGATCTCGTTGCCCTCGACCAGCCGGTGAAGCCGATCGGCCTCGACCTTGCTGCGGTACTCGGCGAGCCGCTTCTCGGCCCGCTGGAGCTGCGCCTCGGCGGTCGCGATGTCTGTGCCGGCCTCGACCGCGCGCGGCCAGTTAGCGATTCGTTCTCGGGCGTGCTCCGAGTCGCTCACGGCTTGTTCTGCCAGGGTCGCTTGCCGGCGCGCTTCCTGTAGATCGGCGTTCGCGTGGCTCAGCTTGCCGTCTGTCTCGGCGATCGCCATCCGCCGCTTCCCCAGCTCGGCGCTGTCGAGCGCAGCGGCGTCGGGCTTCTCGTATCGCGTCTCTACCAGCGACACCTTGTTGATGACGACCAACTCGCCGCAGTGCGGGCAAGGAAACGTGTCCAGCTTGCCCGCTGGCGGCAGCACAGAGCGCGCCTGCTGCGCCTTTTGAAAGACGGCGGTGTATTCGTCGATCCGCGACAACGCGCGCCCCAGCGCATCCTGGCGGGCCTGATAGAGCTCGGCCTCGTCTTCGAGCCTCCGGTGCTCGTCGGCGGACACCGCCTGCGCGCTCATCGCCCGATCGCGTTCGCGCTGCGCATTGTGGAGGTCGGTCACAAGGTCTTGCTCGTCGAGCTCGCCGAGGTCGGGTCGCCACGACGCCGCGACGCGGCTGCCATAGTTGGCGCCGGTGCATTGCCGCCACTGCCCTTTGATCTCGGCGCCCCGATCGCGCCGGGCGGTGACCGCGCCATCCCAACCCGATTGCTCGATGAGCGGCCAGATTGACGCGAGCACCCGTTCGGGATCGAGCCCGGCCTCGTCGAGCGCGGCGGACAGATCCTCGCGCGTCGGGTCGGCGTGCAGGTATTCGGCGAGGATGCGCAGCCGGTCCTTTGCTGTCATCGGGGGAACGATCGTCTCAAGCCCCACGGCATAGGCGCTCGCCACCGGCGGCGCACCGTGGGTCGTCGCGCGCGCCGCCGGCCATTCGACCGTGCAGCTTCCCTCGGTGTTGCCGACCTCGACGGTGCCCGTGGTGGCGCCCGTGCGGACGAGCACGCCGGCGGCGTTGGCGCGCAGGCCGGCGACCGGGAGCGTGTTGCCCGAGAGCGCGGCGCCGACCGCCTGGGCGATCGAGGTCTTGCCGACAGCGTTATTTCCGCCCACGAGCGCGATAGGGGCGCACGTCAACCGCGCGTCGGCACAGCCGCGGAAATTGCGAACGGCAATATCGATTGTCATCGGACTAGACCTCGAACTGGACTTGCCGGCGAGCGCCCGGCTGCGGCTGATCTTGCGGCGCCGGGCTGTCCTCGGTCTTCGCGTCCTGCGTCGGCGGCTCGGGCTCGCGGGTGCGGCGCTGGCGGCGCTGCTGCTGCGCCGGCGGCTGAGCCTCGGCCTCGGGCTGCGCCAGCACGACCGCCTCAAACCAATCAGCGGGTTCTGACATGCCGTCTTTCAGGCTGGTGTAGATCTTCCGCAGCATGACGACCTGGGCGGGCCGGATCGCGTCGAGCCGGCGCTGGATGCGCGCCTCGATCTGTGGCTGGGTGATGCCGAGCTCGGCGAACGTCTCGATCAGCTTCTTGATACCCTCGGGCGTTACGTCCGCCCTGGCGTGCATGGTGCGCTCGCACTGTTCGAGCGCCGCCTCGGTGACATCGCCAGGGATGACAGTCAGCAGGACCGCGCGCTTCCGGCGCTGGCCGAAATTCGCGATCAGCTCGTAGATGTCGCGCTCGTCGGTGAGTAGGTAGCCGCCCTTTTTGGTATCCCGCCAGTGTCTGATCTGAAACTGCCTTTCGTCGTAATAGCCCGACTCCAGATCCCAGGCGTAAGCGACGCACTCCGAATATTCGCCCGAGCGCGACAACTCCTTGATGCCGCTCGCGATGTTGCCCCAGCGCTGCGCGATCGCCTCGGCGAGCCTGATCGACGGTCCTCGGATGTCGGTGCCGCCGCGCGCGTACTGGTAGATGGCGTGGTCGGCCAGCGTCGGGCGCGTGCAGTCGTTGAGCACCAGCTCCATCGCGCGCACCGGGTCGCGCGGGTTGGCGCGGGCGATGATCATGCGGGCTTGAACCTCGGCAATCGCGCGCTGCGACTCGACCGCCACGACGCCCCGGTTGCCGCCGGCGTTTACCGCGATCTCGCCGGCACTGAACGGGTTCGCGCCGCGCGGCGGCACCAGCACAGGCCGGGAGATTTCCGTCGTGTCGTCGTCAGCCATATCTTTTGCGTCCTTCTACGATGTCGCTATGCGCAGCCTGGGCCTCGTCAATCGACGCATAGGCTTCGCCGTCAGGATCAAGCGTTTTCGGGTCGAGGTATCCGAGACGCTCCGCAACTTGCATGATCGTGTTGGCCTGACCTTCCCGGTGAAGA